GGTTAAGGGTTTGCCACCTGGGCTGGGGCTTCCCCCTTTTCAAATGATTTATTTGAATCAGCGAATTTGCCAATTAATTCAGCAGCATCTGACTGATCCATACAACCTACCCAATCCTGTACTTGTTCAAGGCTAATTAAATCCTTGATTCCATTTGTTTTATTATAGCAATTTAATCCTCCATAGACTAATCCGCAAATGAAGTCAAATTGCTTATCTGGTTGATTTAGTAGTTCAGACATATACATTGGATCGGATGATGTGGCTTCCCCAAAAAACTTGGTAAACCACATCTTTCCGACATCCAAAGTTCTTTCCTCACCACCAATGCTGTGCTTGATTTGTTTCATGGTGTTTAGCTTGCTGGTTCAGTGTCAATATCTCCTTCAATTTCAATAGTCAGAGTGAATTTAGCATTCTGACCGCTAACATTCTGTTGGCCGAGGGCTGAAATCCAACCGTAACCGCCATGGTAAACAGTTTCAGTAGAATCAGTCAAATGCCAATACTTCTTTGTATTGTTAGCATAAAGGGTTTGGAAATCATTGTAAGAAGCCTCGGTTGCATCAGGAGCAATGTCCACAACTGCATTCAGAGTGAAACGATTGTTCTGAGGTCCTAAGGTTTTCAATGTTCCGCAGTTAGTTTCATCACTAACCACATTACGGCTGCCATCAAACGATCCCTCGCTTTGGCAAACAGCCGATTTTTTCGTTGATGATGGAGTGTCTGAATACTCAATAAACATCACACTTCCACTCAATGTTGTAGGATCTGCCATTTTGTTTTATTTAATTTTGATTAAGAAAATGCTCATATCTTTTTACCACTCTAAATATCTTCTCAGACCCATCATCCTCATACAATTCAGTTTCCGATTGCACAGTAATTTGGGTTACCTGAAAATCCGTCAAAGTTATCCCAAAAGAGTTAGGTGATAGTATCACCAAATCATCAATCTCCTGGGCTATATCGTAAGCAGTCTTACTGTTTCCTATGGTGGCAAATTTGGTAAATATATCCACCACAATAACAGCAGACCTAAAAAAAGCCGAATTATTTAATTCCCTATCGGTTGAACCTTCTGCCCTAATATAGACATAGTTCCCTGATTCGGTAAGGGGAACGGCATCTTTGTAAACAGGTACTGAAATCTCGCCATTTAAGGCTTGATACCAGGATGTCTTAAGTTGATATAGTGCGTTTTTATATGCCATTCAGTAAATTGGTTACTTGTGCGATTAATTTGTTTCTGACCGGTGTTATTTGCTTAAAAAAGAACGGTTTTGGGCTGATACCCTTTTTGTAGATTGACCTTGCGATTAAAAATGCGGCTTTATCAGCCTCTTTCCCTTTCGCTATGCCTTTCCTTTTAACCCATCCTTTTATGGCCTCTATGAGGCTCAAAGTACCCTCTCCTTTCGCTCCACGATACTGAGCAGCAAATTCTTCAGTTCCTGGGTATGGATTGAACTTGGTTTTAGTACCAAACTCAATAAAAGGAGCATAAAACGTATTTGCAGACACAGTAAAAACAGAAGGAGCAGATTTAGTGTAAGAAATAGATCTTAACAAAGTTCCTCGATCTCCACCTTGACTGGCTAAGTCCTTTTTGGCTAATTCTGCAAAGTTCATAGCAGCAGCCTCCAGTTCAGCATCTACTTCAGCCTGAATATCCTGAGATGCAGACTTAATCCTGTCCTTCAAATCATCTAACCCTATGACATTAACTTTAATCAAGTTCGTACATATTGAAAGCTGAAATCTCCCAATTGAATCGTTTTTCATCCAGCCTTTTGACATTACTTATTCCATAAGTCTGGCCAAAATACTGAATTTGAAAGTTTGAGTTAATAGGATAATCTCTAAACCAAATCTTGAAAATCTTAGAATCTGATAATCCAGTCTTTCCATCAGCTTGTGTTCTACCACCGCCATTATCAGTAACTTCTGCCCACATCTTGTATGTAGTAACAATAGTTTCTGAAGCATCCCCATTAGCATCAATGGAGTTGGTATATTTCAACAGCTTTATTGGCTTATAATTAGCTATCACCCTATCCAATTTGCGGTTTTGTAAGTAGAGGCTAAATTCATGGCCTCACGGCTCAATCCTTCATTATTCTCATCCCCTCTGTGAATATAACGATAAGCAACCTCTTTGTAAAGAGCATCCTTCAACCCCTTTGGCAGGACAACATAACCAGCCTCATATTGCATGGTCATATTTTCCCATTTTGGATATTTAAGAACTCTCATATTAAAAGAGGTAGAATAATCATCTGTGCTAATACTATCCCCTTCGTCATCCTTCAAATTTAAGATATCAAGCACCGGACCAAAAGGAATCTCAAAGTTCCCATTTAGGTTAGTAAACTCAATCTCCCATGTTTTAGGAATAAGGCTAAGGCCAGTAAATTCCTCCATTCTTTCACGGGCTGAACGTATCAAATCAGCAATAAGAACATCATCATCATTGAACTCAGATGATAAACTTTCACTAGAATCAATAAAACCCTCCAAACGAAGGTAGTTTTTCACCTCAGACACAGTCAAAGGCTCAACAATACCAGATTCAGCGGTTTGGTCTTGCCAGTCAATTAGAAGGTTGTAAAGCATAGATATTTATTAAAAAAAGGAGCCGGCCGAAACCGGCCCCTATCACCACATCAAACCACAGCACAAATTAGAATGATCCGTAGATCAAAGCATCAGTTCTCATGATGTTAATGTCCTCGAAGCACTCAACACGAGCAGTAACGAGGTTCTTCTGGAAGTTGTCGCTATCTTCGTAGCTAAACTCAACACGGAGACCTTCAGTTTCTACACGCTCAAGGTAAGAACTATCAACAATCAAAGCCTTGTCATTAGTTACCCAGCTTGCACCGATAACAGGTACACCAGCAATGCGGATGTTACCAGCAGCATCGATAGCAAATCCACCAGGCACAGAGTAATCAGTAGGCTTAGTTTTCAGCAAATCAGCCCATTGTGCATAACTTACGAGAGCAAAAGAAGCCTCGAAGTTAGCATCCAGCTGATTAGCAATCCAGTCAACCAGTTGCTCAGCATCAACAGTTGCAGAGGTAGTTGTTGAACCTGTTGCAGCAGAAGAAGCAGCAGCAAAGAATGTAGCATTCTCCTTCTTGTAGAAATCACGCAGCAGCATACGCTGAAGGGTGTTTTGCAAGAAAGGAAGCTGGAACATCATTTGCTTAGAGAAACGAGCAAAACCAGCAATGTAGTCAGAAACGACTTTCACCTCAGTCAGATCGTAGTCAATCTGAGATTTTGCATTTCCTTCAGTTTGGATTCCGATAGAACCCTCAGAGCCAGTTTCACGGTATGTAACATACAGACCAGTAGGAGAAACAGCAGTAGGGATCAGGTCACGGAAATTAACTTTCTGTGCAGGAACCAGACCTTGACGAGTATTGTAAGTAGCAACACCATCTCCGCTAAGATTAGCAGATGTTGTCATTGTACCTACTGATTTCAGGTCGATAGTCAACTTTGCATTCTTGTTACGCTGAAACTCGTTGATCTCAGCTTTCTTGCTTTCAAAAGCCTCAGCAATTGATTCAGTATAAGCCTCACCAAAAGACTTAGACTTGCTTTCAACCTTTTTAGCACTTTTTTCAGCAATCAGTTGGTCAAGGGCAGCCTGATTTTTCTTAGCAGCCTCATCCAAAGTAACAACAGCAGATTTCACTTCAGAAACCTCGTTTTTAACGTCTGCGATAGCGGCCTCATTGGCAGCTTTCATCTTTTCAACGGATTCAGTAGCAGATTTTACTGAAGCCTCGATGTTTTTCAATTCTTCCATTTTTAGGAATTTAGTTTGTTAATTAAATTATTGATATTCGACTTCAAACCGCTGAGATCGATTTCCGGCTCTTTGGTAACAACTGCCTCTGGGGCGGGTTGTGCCTCTGGAGTGGCTTCAGTAGAAAACAGGGTCTTGATAGCTTCGTTTATTTGGGCAACACGAATCTCTAAGAACTCAAAGGCATCATCACTCATGCGGCCATCTTTCAATGACTTTAAGAGTAGATTCAATTCTTTGCTTAGTTTTTCATGTTGGTTAATGATTTCATCCTTTGTCAGGCTCTTTCCAACTTCAATGGTTGGTGTATTAGGATTAGCACCCCAAAGTACAGCCGAACCTTCAAATAAGAGTATTTCCTTAATTAGGTTGTACTCTCCATCTTGGCTCTTTTGGTTTTCCTGTTTAATAGTACGGAAACCAACTGAGTGCTGGTTAATGTGTCCTGACTTATAGAACTCTAACACATCATTTCCCCATGTCGTATTGGGGATATTAGTAATTCCAACAAGGTAGTCTCCTTCAACGTATAATTCGGAGAATTTACCAATTGCAGACTTTAACGAAGGATTGTGGTCCGTTAAGTGCCAAATCAGATTAGCAGCTTTTGGGCCTCTTTCGCTTACAGTCTTATTATAAGCAGAATGGTCAATGACATCATTGTCAAAGTCCTTAGATCCCATTTGTGAAATGGCGACCTTTACCTTTCTGGTTGACTCAGACACATCCTGAACGGAATTGCTGAGTGTTTTTTGTTCAAAGTATCTTTTCATATCTAATAAGTTTGGGAGGGTTTGGTCTGGTTATTGTTTCATTATTCCGCAGTATTGGCCTTGGCCACCAAAGCACCTCCCTATCTTTTTATTAATCTTCCTCTTGAATCTCTTTTAGGTACAACAACATAAGAACATCGGCAGTTAATCACCATGGCCGCTGATCCTCCAGGAGCCAATGGATATTCAATTTGTTCGCCACTTCTTGGGTCCGTAAAGTTGTCGTAAAAGTCAACTACTTGCCCATCCATGTGATAATGGTCTTTTGGTTGCTTTGGATAAAATCCCCTTGTTCTGGCATCTCGAAAAGCAATCCATTCTTTGACCATTTCGTAGTTAAAACTCTCAGCCGCTGCCTTTACTCCTGTATTAGCAGCCCTACCAACCTCAGTCCTCACAATCCTTTCAGCCTGCATTGCCGTAAAGCCTGAATCTGATAAAATCTTGACAATCTCATCAACAGTTAACTCTTTGGCTATGGCATTCTGAAGGACCAACAAAAGGTGGTTTCTAAGTGTTTCACTCGTTTTAACTACGGCAAACTGAAGCAAGGTTTTTTCTAATTCATCAATGATAAACTGCATCCATTGCTCATCCCTTCCTAACCCCTTTTGACCAGCCTCTCTACGGATATACTTATACGTCTGATTGGCATAGTAAACACCTACTGACTTGTAGATATTTTCAATCGGGGTATAAAGGTCATCATTCCATAGCTTGGTGCGAAGTTCAACCATGGCCTGTCTGGCTCCCTTTCTCTTTATTGTACCTATCAAAGAACTAACAACCTTATCCAAAGACTTTTTTACTTTAGGAAAGTGGGCCGCTTGAAACTTGCGATTCGTTTTCGCATTGTTCTTGGCAAAGTCCTCTCTCTCTTTGTTGGTCATTTAGTCTTTTTCTTAATGCCTCTCTTTTGGCATTCATTTTCGCTTTATACATTGCACAACATCTCTCCCTTTTTTCAATGGGATAGACCCTGCGTATTTCATCCTCAATCATCCTCTCCGAACAAATCACCTTCAGCGTTTGTTTCATTATGAACAGAATCAATCACATCAGGGTTATTATCATAATGCTTAGTAATCCCCAATGATTTGATTTTCTCAACCTTGGCCTTATTAGAGCCGGTTGCAAATACCCTAGAAGCAGGAATCCCCAATTCTTTGGCAGTTGACATCATGCCATCTTTGGAATCCCTGGCAGATATGATATAAACCGTATAACCTTCAGCAATCTTCTCGGCTGCTTTCTCTTTACCCTTAGAAGTACTCAAAACCCCATCATAATCAAAGGAAATCTTGCCTTCAGCTTTTAATGACTTAACCGCACCTCCAATATCTTGTGGAAGATCAGGCATAGAATACTCACTAAGTGGCATTCCATCCTGTGTGGTAATC